ATGTTGTCTTAGCAAGTACCCGGCCGGGGTTGGTTCCAAACATCCACCCTGAGGTCGTGTGGTAGAAATGCCCGGAACAGAAGTCTGCATCACCTGGGGCACGCACCTCGGCACTGACGTCAAAACCAGCGCGTTGGTGCAGGGCAACCCAACCGGCGATGCCACCAATTGTTGCAAGGGCTGCTGGGGTTGTGATAGTGATCGCGTCGTCACCACACAGCAGGCACCTAGCGGGGAGTTCGTTAGCACCCATAGCAAGGCGCATGGACTGGAACAAGTGGGTTTTGACTGCAGCGTTGATGATTGTATCACCAACGCTAGTGTCAGCATCCCCACTGGCAACCGTTCCAATCACACGGTACCTCGTCCCATACACAGCACGCCCACGCTTGACGAACCTTGATTGGAGGCTAGACAAGACACGCCTTGACACGCCAACACGCCGGTACGTGTCATTCAGCAGTGCTAATGCTGCGGGATGGACGTGGGCATCGAACCTCGAAGCGTCGTCGCAAATTGCGATGGCGTCGGGGCCGAACTCAGTGAGACAGTCCTCCAGCCAGCCGCCGACATCCTCGGCCGAGCACGAACTAGCGTAAGCAACCCGGCACTGGGGTCGCCGTAAGTTCCAAATCCGGGCGACCCGCTTGGTCATCGCGTGCATGTATGGCCCCTGGATAGCACGCACAGTCGGGTCCCGCATCTGGATCGCGCGTGGCGCTCCCTGGTCCGCCTCCAACTCGCCTGCTATCCAGCGGAACTTCATCACTGTATTCTCAATTTTGATGAACATACTGTAGCGGTCGATTGGAGCAGTCAAGTCGTGGGTCTCATTGCGGCACTTCTGCAACTGCCGGCGGGTGTTTGGAGGGAAACGAGAAACCCAAGAGTTCCACTCCGTCGGCAGCAAATGGGTGGATGTTACGCGGTCGTCTCCATTACCAACCCGGAGTTGGTGCACGTGCGTTGCCCAGTCTGGCGCCGCAATGCGTGCTTGCCACCAGGCATTGACGGCCCAGAACGCGGCCGGCGTGGCGGACCAAGACACAGGGAGCAAGGCTCGCTCAATGAGTGCTGCGCGCTCGTTGCAAGGGCAAGACCGAAACACGAACACTGGGCGGTCGACGACGCCCACGCCCACCAGTCTAAGCCCGACGCGGGACTTACAGTACCCATGCTCATGGTCTGAAATGGCAGCACCCGGCCTTGGGGCCAATGCGGGTGGGCGTTTGTGCGGCAATGTCCTCAGCTCGTCCAAGCAGACAGTGTTCGTGGCGAGTAGTGGGTCGGGAATGGGCAGTGTTGGGGACATGAAGGGGTGCCGAACAATGGCTGCAGGCTGCATGTTTGTGGACACCGCCACCGCGTTGAACAAAGCGTGGCAAGGGGCAGCCAGCTTCGGGCCCCCTATCAAATTCAACGCCTCGAAAAAGCAATGTGCGACAGCTGTGGGTAGATAGCCCTGCAAGTCACCATTGCGTGCGGCCCGTGAAGCCTCAAACGCCACAATCGCCGCCCGCATGTACAAGGGGCCCAGGAAGCAGAGGCTTTCTTCGAGTATCGGTGACACGCCAACCATCCCCAAAGTGTTGAAAACACTGGCGGGTTGAACCCGCCTGGGGACATAGCACAAGAAGCTGTCCATCGTGTTCTTGTGGCGCTGTAGGGCTACGAGGGCGGCAATAGAGTCTGTGTCATCCAGCAAGCGGGCCAAGGTGTCAGCTTGGGGCACGCTGAGGTTCCAATTGGCGCGCGTCACGCTGATCCCAAGACGCGCTCGCAGCAAAACTGCGGCGCGTTTAAACAATGCACGAGCCCGTTTGAATCGCCAGACGTCGAAAGCCAATTTGCAGCCAGCCGCAGCACTAACAACAATTGCTATGATGGGAACAACAACGGGTGCCAAAGCATGCTGCGTTCGCGGCATCTTGACGAATGGC